TTGACGTCGCCGACGAGATCAAGGTGGTGCTCGGCAGCTCGGTCGACCGCGTCATCAAGGGCTCGCAAGGCGGCATGCTCAAGGAGATCGAGCGCGGCCTGGGCAGGCTCGGCCTTCGAGCCGTCCGCGACGTCAAGGACACGATCCGCGACCTTCGCGACCCGCCCAACGCGCCATCCACCCTGGAGCGCAAGTACCCCGGCGAGAACCCGCTGATCGAGACAGGCCGGATGCGGCAGAGTATCGATCACAAGGTCGAGATGAGCGTGCGCCGATGATCCTCACGCTCACCACGATCACGCGCAAGCGGTACGCCAGCGGCTCCCGTGGCACGGATGGCCGGTGGTCCGCCACGTCCTCGACGTCGAACATCGCCGGCAGCGAGCCGCAGACGCTGTCCGCCCAGGAGCTCCAGATGCTCCCCGAGGGCGAGCGCAACGCCGACTCCCGCGTGTTCTTCACGACCGCCGACGTTCGCACCTCCAGCCAGCACGACGGCGTCGAGGCCGACCATGTGAGTTGGGACAGCGGGACCACCTACTACCGGGTCCTCCAGGTCGAGCCCCACGGGCTCTACGACCATAACCGCGTCACCGTGTCGCGGGTGCGGGAGGCGGGATGAGCATTCACGAGGACATCCTCCAGGCCGTCCGCTCCTGGCTCAAGACCGCGCTCACCCTGACCGACGCCAAGGTCATCGTCGCCGAGGACGACGGCCCCCGGCCGGCCATGCCGTACCTCACCGTCAAGGTGCTGGCCCACGACACCCCGGAAGGCTGGGACGAGGTCATCCGCACCATCAGCAGCAGCAACCCCGTCAACGCCGTCCGCGGCCAGCGGTCGTTCACGGTGTCGGTCCAGGGCTTCGGCGCCGGCGCCGAGGAGTACCTCCAGGACGCCGTCCTGTCGCTCCAGCTCGACTCCACGCAGGACAGCCTGACCGACGCCAAGATCAGCCTGTTCCCGCTCGGCGGCGCGACCCCCGACGCAGCCGTCCGCGACACCTCGTTCGAGCCGCGCTTCATCCGCGAGTTCGAGGGGCACTACCAGATCACCAGCGGCACCGCGACCGGCGTACCTCTCGAGGACGTGGTCACGACCGTGACGCTCAACGAGGACGAGGCCGACGAGATGGACGCGTCCCGCACCTACGACCTCTCCGCTTTGTAGGAGCCTCCCATGGCTTACGTCGACCCGAACACTCACAACGACCGCATCGACATCACGGTCAACCTCGCCGCGCTCTACACGAGCGGGGCCAGCTTCGACGTGCTTTACATCGCGACGGACGCGACGCTCGACGGAACCAACGTGGTCACATACTCGTCGGTGGCCGAGGTGGCGGCGGCGCTGGCGGCGACGCAGATCAGCGCCCAGGCCGCGGCCGACCTCACCGACATGATGTCGCAGACCCGGAACCGGATCTCCCGGGTGAAGGTGGCAACGTGGGACCTGGCTGGCGGCATCGACACCCTCGCTGACGCACTCGACGACGCAATCGCCGAGGACAGTGACTTCTTCTACATCACCTGCGAGGTCCGCGCCCCGGCCAACCTCATCGTGCTGATGGCTGACGTCGAAACGAAGGCGGCAAGCGGCAACAAGTTCCTCCTGGTCATGCAGGACAACGACGCCGACTGGCTCACCGCCGGCCTTCCCGCCGCGTGGGCGACTGCGGCCGGCAAGGAGTGGAGCGCCCACATCTACCACGACATCGACACGGAACCGGCCGCGGCCTGCTGGCTTGCCAACCGGGCCAGTTTCGACCCCGACGAGGAGTCGCCGCCCTGGAACGCCCCGGTCTACAACGTCGCGGCGCTCACCACCGGCGTGACGCAGACCCAGAAGGCGTTCATCCGCTCCAACGAATCCAACGTGGGCCTGCCGTTCGGCACGGCGTTCGACTTCTACGTCGACCCAGGACAGAACTGCAACGGGCGCTCCTGCTCGCAGCTCGTCACGAACGCCTGGTACGAGGTCCGCATCCGCGAGGCCCTCGCCGACCTCATCGCCAGCCTGTCCGACGAGGGCCAGAAGCTCGAGGTGAGCATCACGGGTCAGCAGCAGGTCCTCGCGGCGCTCAACGCCGTCTTCGGTCGCGGCGTCAAGGCTGGGCACTTCGTGACGCTCAGCGGCGACACGACGGCCTGGGACGCGCTGGCGATCACCTCCGCCGACCTCACGGCCCGCCGCCTGCGCTTCGAGGGCCGCGCACAGACTGCCGAGGGCGCCATCACGGTGACGCTTGAGGCCAACCTCTCCACCGACGCGATCTGAGGTAGACCATGGCCACCACCCGCACCCGCGGCTACAACCCGCAGAAGGTTCGCCTCACCGTCGGAGGCTTCGTCGTCGAGGGCTTCTCCAACGGCAGCTCGATCACCGCCGAGCCCGTCCAGGAAAACGCCGCCGAGTATGAGTACAGCCTCGACGGGCGCACCGTCATGGTGTCGCAGAACGTCGAGGCCGGCTACATCATCACCTTCTCGGTCCAGCCGTCGTCGCGCTCCTACAAGCGCCTCACGACGCAGCAGAAGACCCAGCAGGACAGCGAGGCCGGCGTCATCGACGACCTGGCCGTGCGTCTCTACGACCCCATGAACGGAGACTCGCTGTCGGACTCGCAGGGCTACTTCCTGACCCGGCCGAAGCTCGGCCGCGGGACGAAGCCCGACGGCGTCGAGTTCAAGATCCTGCTCCCGTCGCCCGCCTCGACCTTCGGAGCTGAGCTGTGAGCACCCACGAATCCGAGCGCACCATCAAGGTCGGCGGGCACAGCTACACCGTCGTCCAGCACCCGCCGACCGAGGGCTACGGCATCGTGCTGCAACTCCTGGCCGCGGTGTCCGACCCGCTCGCCGCCACGCTCGGCCCCGCGGTCCAGGGCGTGCTCGACGCGCTCGGCAAGACGGAGAGCCTGCTCGACGTCGACACGGGCGCCATCGGGGCCGCCCTCGATTCCATCGACTGGTCGGTGGCGGGCCCTGCGCTCCAGCGCGCCATCCCGCACCTGAGCCTTCCCCTCGTCCGCCAGGTCCTCCGCTACGCCTGGCGCGACGGCAAGCCGCTGTCGGAGGACGGTGAGTTCGATCTCGCCTATGCCCGCAACTACACCGAGCTGTTCCAGGCGGTCTTCGAGGTGGTGCGCTTCAACGGTTTTTTTCCGCTGCTCGATACCTTCGCGACCGCCGCCGGGAAAGCGAAGGCAGCGATATCGACGAAGAAGCGCGACGAATCAAGGAGCACGCCGCCCGACGCGGCGTGAACTGGTGGGTCATGCGGCTGGCCTGCAACAGCAGCGGCTCGGCCGACCCGTCGAGGCTCCTGGCGCTCAAGGCGCTGGGCTTCCGCGACACCCTGGAGCTACACCTCGCGCAGGACGCGCTCGACGCGCTGAGCGCGCACTACCGGCGGCAGCGCGAGGAGGACCGTAGCTGATGGCGACGACAATCCGCGAGCTGCTGGTGGCCATCGGTGTAGACGCCGACTCCGAAGCCGTCGCCACGTTCGACAAGGCGCTCGACGACGTCAAGAGCACCATGGCCGCGGTCGCCACCGTCGCCGTCGTCGTGGTGGGCGCCATCGCCGGTGTCGCCGCGAGCACCGCCGTAGCCGGCGACCAGATCGCCAAGGGCGCCCAGCGCACCGCCCTGTCCGTCGAGGAATACCAGGCCCTGGCCTTCGCCGCCGAGAAGGCGGGCATGGGCATCGAGCAGTTCGAGGCGAGCATGAAGCTCGCCAACACAAAGGTTCAGCAGGCCATCAAGGACGGAAAGGACTACATCGAGACGACCAACGGCGTGCGCATCGCGATCACGAACGCCGACGGGTCGCTCAAGACGCAGCAGCAGCTTCTCGAGGAGACGGCCGAGGCCGTGCAGAACGCCGCGACCGCCCAGGACGCACTCGCCATCGCGACCAGCGTGTACGGCGACGAGGCCGGCGCCCGCATGGTGCCGATGCTCAGCCAGGGCGCCGAGGGCGTCAAGGCGATGGCGGCCGAGTTGGAGGCGCTCGGCGGCGTCATGAGCGAGGAGCTGACGAAGGACTCGGAAGCCTTCCTCGACCTCACGACCGACATGAAGACGATCCTGCTCGGCATCCGCAACACCATCGGCGAGGCCCTGCTCCCGGCCATCAACGACATGATGACCAGCCTCAAGGAGTGGTACATCGCGAACAAGGACCTGATCGAGCAGCGCATCGAAGTGTGGGCCGAGGCTGTGGCGACCGCGATCCGCGCACTCGCCGCGACCGTCGAGGCGGTCGATGCCGTCGTGCGGCGGCTTGGCGGCTGGACGCCCATCCTGGCGGGCATCACCCTGGGCGTCACCGCCCTGGTCGCAGCCTTCACTGGGCTCAAGGTGCTCGGCGTCATCAACAGCCTGCTCGCCGCCTTCAACGCGCTGATGGTGATGCTCGGGATCGGGGTGAGCGTGACGCTCGGCCCCTTCGTGCTCATCCTCGCTGCCATCGCCGCCCAGGTCGTGATCCTCGTCGCGCAGTTCGCCGTGTTCGCCTTGATGATCGATGACTTCCTCACGTACATGCGCGGCGGGGAGTCTGTCATCGGCAAGTGGATCGAGCAGAACCGCGAGGCCGAGGGCATCATGGGCTCCATCGCCCGGCTGCTCGAAGCGTGGCTCGGCCTGCTCGCCCAGGTCGGGGCAGTCCTCGGCGCGCTGTGGACCGAGTATGGCGCCCCGTTCGTGGACGGCTTCCTCAGCGGCCTGGCGTCCGTGGTGGGCTACGTCAGCGAGTTCCTGCTCCCGATCCTCGACGTCGTCGCCGGGGTGCTGGACAAGATCACCGCCGGCCTTGGCGCGATCACTGGCGTCTGGGCCGGCATCGAGGTGCCCAACACGGAAGGCGGCGAGTTGGCGCCCGGCGCAGCGGCGGCGGAGAGCGGCTCCCTCGCCCCGTCGCAGGCCACGGTCGGTGGCGCCGGCGGCGTGCGCAACACCTCGGTCGGTGGCAACTCCTACACCGTCAACGGCGTCGGGCTGAGCAGGGAGGACGTCGAGGCCCTCATCGAATCCTGGGAGGCCGAGCGCAACCGCGAGATCACGGCCGCGGCGCAGGGAGCCGAGGCATGAGCAGCCCCCTCGTCATCTTCCGCGAGGACGGCGCCCGCTGGAGCTTCGACGGCTGCTCGCGCATCGCCTATCAGCCGCGCGCCCGCATCACCGACCACCCCATCGAGGACGGCACGACGACCTCGGACCACCGCCAGGAGCTCCCCCGCACGCTCACGATCTCGGCGACGGTGACGGCTACGCCCCGGAGTGGCGCGACGTTCGGCCAGCCGACCGGGAACGCGCGGATCTGGGCGGCGCGCGACTTCCTCGACAAGTGCGTCGGCTTCTGCACCATCGTGACCCCCGACGAGACATACAGCGGCTACATGCTGGCGGGTTGGGGCCACGAGCGGACCGCCAGCCGGCGCCTGCGGTTCAGCATCGAGTTCCGCGCCGTGCGCGTGGCGACGGCGCAGAGCGTGACCATCCCGGCGAGCCAACCCGTCGAGTCCGAGGCGGCGGGCCTGCCCGACGAGGTCGACGCGGGCGAGCAGGCAACCGAGGACACGGCGGCGTCCGACCCGGCTGGCGAGGAGTCTGACACCTCGGCGCTCTACGAAATCATCTACGGCGAGGAGCCGGCAGACGAGGAGGAGGCAGCGTAGATGGGCAAGCTCGTCCCCAGCAGCCGCGCCCAGGCCGCCTTCGCAGCGCAACCCTCGACGCGGTTCATCGTCACCCTGGAGGCCGTGCGCTACCAGGCCCGGCTCACCTGGCGCAAGCGCACCGCCGCGTGGTACCTCGACCTCTGGACCCAGGACGGCACCGCCGTTGCGCTGGGGCGGCGCCTGTCACCCGGCTTCGGCCCCCTCCTGGGCACGCTCCAGGCCAGCACCCCGGCGGGCATCCTGTACGTCCGTGGGCCCGACCAGCACACCCAGGAGATGCTCGGCGCCGAGCTGACGCTGCACTACTACACGGCCGACGAGATCCCGACGCGCAGCAGCGACACCGGCCTCACGGTCACGGTGCCGTAGGGGGGTGGTGCATGGCGCTGTTCGGTCGGCGGGTCATCCTCCAGATCGGAACCGAGGGCGACGAGGGGCGGTCGTTCGAGGACCTACGCATTCGCTTCCACATCGCGATGACGGACAGCTCAACGCCGAACAAAGGCAAGTTCGAGGTTTACAACATCGCCCCCGAGACAGCCGCGCTCGCCCGGGCCGAGGGCTGCGTGATTCGCCTCCTGGCCGGCTACGACCCCGACGTTCCACGCTTGCTGTTCCACGGCAACCCGATCGACGGCGGCGTGACCTTGCAGCGCATGGGCCCGGACCGCCTGCTCAAGCTCGAGGCCCAGGACGGCGGGCGGGCCTGGCGTGAGAGCGCGCTGGACGTGACCTACGATGCGGAGACGTCGGCCGAGGTCATCTTCGCGGCGGCGGCCGAGGCCATGGGCCTGCCGCTCGGCACGGTCGACCTGGGCGACGGTGGGGTGAGCCTCGCCAGCGGCGTGAGCCTATCCGGCCCGGCCCGCACCATCCTGGACCGCGTGGCCGCGATGACCGGCGCGCAGTGGGTGATCCGCGACGGCACCCTGGTCGTGTGGCAGCAGGGCTCGACCACGGGCGAGAGCGCGGTGGTTTTCTCCGTCGAGGCAGGCAACCTCATCGGCGCGCCGACCGTCAAGGATGGCGGCGTTGAGGTGACCGGCCTTCTCGCCCCCACCATGCGACCGGGCAAGCCGTTCCGCGTCGTCTCCGAGTACGTGAGCGGCGACTACACCGCGGAGGACGTGACGTTTCGCGGTGACTCCGGCTTCGCGACCGACTTCTACTGCGTCGTCACGGGAAAGCCACGATGAGCAAGAAGCCGACCGCCACGGACGCAACCAGCGCCATCGCCGGTGCCGCGACGGGCCAGGTCAAGGTCGCGCTGCCGGCCTGGGTCATGGAGTACGATCGCGTTCAGCAGCGCGCCATGGTCCAGATCGCCATCCGCTACAAGGTCAACGGCGAGCCGCGGGCCCGGTCCGCGTGCGTCAACGTGCCGGTGCAGTGGCTCGGCGTGACATGGGATCTCGAGCCCGGCGAGTGGGGCGTGGCCCTCATCTGCGACCGGGCGATCGACGAGTGGAAGCAGGCTGGCAGCACCGACATCACGCCCCAGGACCCGCGACGCTGGGACATCTCCGACGCCGTATTCCTCCCCGGCGTGCGGCCGTTCGCGGACCCGTTGCCGTCGGACGCCGTGGCGTCGGGAGCGGTGGTCGTGTGGGACCGCGGCACCTCCGACCTGCGCCTGGGCGGGTCCGGCGCGACCGAGTGGGTGGCGCTGGCTCAAAGCGTGCTCGCCCGCCTCAATGCCATCGAAACCGCCTTCAACCTGCACACGCATCTGTACACGCCGGGGGCGCTGGCCGCTATCCAGACAGGCCCGTCGGCGACGGCTGGATCTACGGTAATTGCCGACATCGCCGCCACGAAGGTCAAGGCCGAGTAGGCTCAGAGCGCGATGGGACCGGACCCGCCCCAGAAGTTCGCCATGAAGGACAGGTTGCCACCCACGCCCGCGACGGTGAGCGCCCGCACGTCGATCTCGCCGTCGGACGTGTAGACCTGGCCCGTGATGGTGACGGCCCGCGTCGAGGCGTCGAACGACGCGGACCAGTTCTCCACCCGCGTGACCCCGGGCACGCCCTCGACGGCCTGGCGCGTCATGTTCTCGATCTCGGTGAGGCGCACCGGTTTCGACGACAGCCAGTCGACCCAGGGCAGGCCTAGGCTCGCGTTGCGGATGGTGTCGCCGCGGTTGAGTGCGAGCCGGAAGCGGACGCGTTGGGCGATGAGCGCGATGCCGCTGCCCAGGACCGCGACCACGGGGAGGTCGCCGGTGCTGGGGTCCAGGAGGATGCCGTAGTCCATGCCCCATTCTATCGCGTCTCGGATTTGTAGACCGATGCAATCCACAGCAGATCGCGGTAGACTGCCCCCATGTCCTGGGGCCTCGACACGACAGCCGGCCTGGTGGCGCCACGCGCCGCCGACTTCCTGGTTGAGGCCGAGAGCGCCATCGATGCCGAGTTCACCGCTCGCGGGCTTCCCGTCCCCGACTACGATCACGACCTGGTCACCGGGGTGTTCCGCGACGTGATCGCCACCCTGCTGGGCGACCTGGGCGAGGCGCTTCAAGCCCTCTACGACGCGCAAACCGTCAACGGGGCCACGGGCATCCACCTCGACGACATCGGCGCGATCCGCGGCGTCGAGCGCGACCCAGCGACGGCCAGCACCGTCGAGGTGACGCTCACCGGCACGGCGGCGACGGTCGTGCTCACCGGCAAGCTGATGCAGGACGCCGACGGCAACCAGTGGGCAGCGACGGAGGCGGGCACGGTCGGCGGCGCCGACATCACCTTCGAGGCCGTGGTCGCAGGCGCCACCACGCTGGCTTCCGGCGCCACGCTGAGCCCCGTCACCCCGGTGGCGGGCTGGACCGGCGGCACGGCCAGCGCAGACGCGGCGGTGGGCAACGACCGCGAGACGGACGCGGCCTACCGCCCGCGCCAGCAGGCCGCGCTCCAGAACCAGGGCAGCGCGAGCGCCAACGCCATCCGCGCCCGCCTGCTCCAGCTCGACTACATCGAGGCCGCGATCGTCGTCGTGAACAACACGGCCGCCGTCGTCGTGAGCGGGGGCGTCACCCTCCAGCCGCACTCGATCGCCGTCATCGTCTACCCGGCGACGCTCACGACCGCCCAGGAGCAGGAGGTGGCCGAGGTCATCTACCTGCACGTCGCGCCGGGGGTCTACACGAACGGGGCCGAGTCGGCGACGGTCACGCGGGCGGACGGCTACCCTGAGACGATCCGCTGGGCCTACGCCGCCGATCTGAACGTCGCGGTCGTCGCCACGGTGGTGCTTGCCACCGGGTACGTGCTGAGCGATGTCCAGACCGCGATCGAGGAGTTGATCGCGGCGTGGTTCGACGAGCACGTCATGGTCGGCCAGGCCATCTATGACAGCGAGTTCGAGGCCGAGATCATGAACGAGATCGAAGGCGTCAAGCGGGTGACCGTGACGCTTGCGGGCGGCACGACGGTGACCCCCGACTTCGACGAGCGCCCCATCCTCAACCCGGCGCCAGCGACGGTGGCGGTCTGATGGCGGGCACCGAGCTGGCGCTGCAACTCATCCCGGACCACAACGAGCGGGCCCGGAGGCGGCTCCCATTCCAGTGGTGGCACCAGCCGCGCATCGCGGGTGTCGCCCGCGGCCTGGGCGCGACGGCGCAGGTGCTGGAGACGCTCATCTTCCGGACCCTCGACGAGCGGACCTTCAACACCTCGGCAGGCATCCACCTCGAGCGCTGGGGCGACCTGGTCGGCGAGCGCCGCGGTGCGCTGGCGGACACCGACTACCGGCGCTTCATCCGGGCCCGGATGCGCGCGAACCGCTGGAACAAGTTCGGGACCGTGGCCGGCATCGACGAGCTGCTCGCCATCTACGGGCTCGTCATGGACGCCCAGGCCGTGCGGTACTTCCCGATGTACCACGCGGGCTATGCGCTGGTCGCGCAGACCGGCACGTTCATCGCTGACGAGGTGGCGCAGCGCGTGGTGCGCCTGATGCTCGACTGCCAACCCGCCGGCATCGAGATGAGCCTGGTCGAGGCGCTGCCCGGGAGCCTCGTCATGTCCGGCGGGCCGGGCATGGGCCTCGGCACCTTGGCCCGGACCCTCTACCCGTAGGAGCAGTCCTTTGCCTATCGACGATCCGTTCAACTGGGGCGCCATCGCAACGTCGCTGGGGCAGAGTCACGCGCCATCCCGTCCCGGCGATGCGGTCATCGGCAACGGCTACCCCGACGGGTTCCCCCTTCCTGCCGACCAGTTCAACTGGCTGGCCTACATGGTGGGGCTCGCATGGGCCCGCGTCCACGCCTACGCGACCCTGGAAGACGCGGTTGACGGCATGACGGTCGGCGACATGGCTTGGGTCGACGAGCACGACCTGCACCAGGAGCCGGGTGGAACACACACGGGGGTGGTCCTGGCGGGCACGCACATCTCGGTGGACTGCACCGGGGATAGCGTGGTTCACGCGAAGTCGACCGCGCCCCAGACGGTCTACGTCAAGTCTCGCGACCTCGTTACGACCATCGCGACGATCACGCCCTCCAACGCGGGCACCCTGGTGCGCGCCGTGAGGGCGTGAT